GTAGTAATCATTCTTGGTGGAGACATTTTCACGGGAGACATCCACGAAGAGTTAGCACTTACAAACGAGGACACGATGATCGGTTCACTATTGTTTTGGTCTGAACAAGTAGCAGCAGCAATCCAGTTGCTAACTGACGAGTTCAAGAAATGTCATGTTGTTTCTGTAGTTGGTAATCACGGCAGGACTACACGCAAGCCTCGTATGAAGCAGCGTGTCAGAACGAACTTTGATTGGCTGATAGCCAAAATGATTGAACGACATTTCACAAAAGATAAACGGGTGACATTTAGTATCCCTGAATCTGCTGATGCGTTAATAAACATTTATCAGCACGGGCATCTGATAACGCACGGCGATCAAGTTTCTGGTGGTTCAGGTTGGGGTGGTATCTACTCACCGATCATGCGTATGCGCTCACGCAAGGAAGCACGCTATCTCGCTACAGGTAAATCGTTTCAAACAATGTGGCTAGGTCACTGGCATCAATACATCTCTACACCAAAGATGGTGGTGAATGGAACTATGAAAGGTTTTGATGAGTACGCATTGTTGATGGGTTTCGGTTATGAACAGCCACAGCAGGCGTTGGCTTTGGTGACACCTGAAAAGAATATAACGATTCAAGCACCCGTGTTTTTTGTTGATCGCAAAAAGGAGAACTGGTGATGACAACTTTTGTGGAAGTTGTTTGGCATGATGCGCACGCTGATACTTCTAACTGGATTGATATAAGTGAAATTGGTTGCGATCCGTGTGTAGTTGTATCGGTAGGCATTTTGTTACCCGAAACAAAACCTAATCACATTGTTTTGGCGCAGTCGCAAAATAGTTTTGATCAACTGGATTGCGTGTTGGCTATCCCTGTTGCAATGGTAAAAAGTATGCGTGCGATTTTTGCTGGTGGACTTGACAGCATTTGATCTGTAGTGTTTTTGTATTGCGCTATGTTCTCCTTCTCCGTAGCGTAATAATGGGTTGAGTAGCCCTGTTTCTGGGGAAATAGGGCTACTCCCTATCAAAATGTCGGGAAAGTCTTACTGGCAAAAGGAAAGAAAAGACTTTACTTTCTGTTCTTTAGTGACATAAACTAGACATATCAATCTAACCCTGAGGAGGGAAAATAATGAAATCAGCAAATGTGCGTTGCAACAAATGTGGTTGCGAATGTTATTGGGATACTAACCGAAATGGCAAACGATATTTGGCGCAACGCAATGTTCAAGAGTACGAAGGTGGCACAGGTACTTGGAAGTCACCTCATTACTGTCAAGCAACGCCTGAGGAAGCAGCACAATATCAAGCGATGCTCAAAGCAACCAAAGAACGACTTCTTAATCTGAAAGCAGTTGAGATTGCTAATGGCGAAATTGTTGTTGGGCAAACCATCAAGGTTTATCGTGGGCGCAAGATTCCACAAGGCACAATGGGAGTTGTGTTTTGGGTTGCTGATGAGCCAGATCATTTCGGTGTTTACAAGATCGGTTTTAAAGATGACGCTGGCATCAAATACTTTTGTGCAATCAACAATGTTGATTTTTACTTTGATGGTGCTGATGAATTGAACGCCAAAAGAGTTGCTGAAGCAAAAGCAGAAGCAAAAGCACAACGCAAGTTGAACAAAGAATTATCAATGTCAAATGGAGAGGATGAAATCTAATGAAAACAAATTACAAAGAAATTGCTCTACAAATGAATCGGCTTTACTGTATTGGGGAGGGTCATGTTGCAAGCGATTTACTTCTAGACGCAATCAAAAACGACAACGCCAGCGAAAAGGATAGTCAAGCACCAACAAGCGACTACACAGACTATTTACTGAACGAACTAGATCGGATACAAAAAGAACTGGCTGCTGTTATCACTGAAATTGCAAAATGGACTAAACAAACGGAGGTGCAGTCATGACTAAGAGCAATGAGCAGAGTTGGCTTTGCGTTGATTGTGGAAATAGAATCACAACATTTGTGAAACTCAGTGAATCGCCAGTGTGCAGCAAACATTTGAAGCCTGTGCGCATGGCTGAAACATACAACATGAAGTGGGGCAAGCAAAAATAACTGTGTTACACCCATGAGCAATAGTTGAGATCACATTACAAACAAGAAAGAAGGAACAGATGAAGGTATTATCAAAAGAAAAACATGGCAGCAAAGATTGGTTGCTGGCACGCTGGAAAGATGAGAACGGAAACTGTGTGTTCGGTGCGTCAGACATTCCTGCGTTAATGGGTGCAAGCCCATACAAAACTCGTGCAGCATTGTTTGCAGACAAACTCAATGAGCCAGTAGAGCAGCCTTCTAACGCTGTCTTTGATCGTGGCAACATTCTTGAATCACCGTTGATTCTGAATGCTTCAAACAAGTTGGGCATGAACATCTTTACGCCTGAAGTCATTTATCGTGATGGGCGTTTGTCAATCAGTCTTGATGGCGTGGACAACGAACAGAAACCAACTGTTGTCGTGGAAGCCAAAACAACTACTCGCTACAGCATTTATGACGCTGGAGATTTACCTGATGAATGGTTGTGGCAAGGCTATGCGCAGCAAGCAGTGTTGGATGTGCCTGTTTGGTTCTCTGTGCTTGATCGTGATATGCGTTTAAGTGTTGTTCAGTTGCCAGATAATCCTGTTGCCATTGACAGTTTGATCACTGAAGCAAACATTTTTGGTGAATGGGTTGATAACAACACGCCACCACTAGACGAGATTAACAACTTCTCTGCTGATGACATTGCTCGTATCTTTCGTGTTGAGCCAACCACGATTGATTTAACTATTGAGGCTGGCGAATGGGTTTTACAATTAGAGGAAGCCCGTGCAATGGCAAAGCAAGCAGCAGAGTTAGAAACAAAAGCGAAAGACGCTTTGGCACAAATGTTGTTAGGCAATGAGATTGGCTTGTTGCATGGACAGCAAATAGTTTCTTGGAAACAACAAGCAGGAAAAGAATCGTTTGATGCTGCACGATTGAAGCAAGAACATCCAGAGTTAGTTAGTGAATACACAAAACAAGGCAACCCATACCGTGTGATGAGAACACACAGAAAGAAGGCAAAGTAATGAATGAGGAATTAGATACACAACTGTTGAAAGCAGTATTGGAGCAGTACGCAATACCTGATCCAAAGATTGTTGGAACTATTCCACGCAACGGAATCAACTTGGCGTATGTGAGTCACGCAGACATCACAAAGATTTTGATTGAGATTGACCCGAATTGGAACTGGCAACCTGTTGCTTGGGATAATGGCAGACCTTCAATTCATGTTGAGAACGGAACAGCAACAATGTGGGCTACGCTCACGCTGCTTGGCAAATCTTTGTTGGGTGTTGGATCAGTTCGTGCCGACAAACAAGACTTGGACAAAGAATTGATTGGAGACTTCTTGCGCAACGCAAGTATGCGCTTCGGTATCGCATTGAGTCTGTGGTCTAAACAAGATTGGTCTGACAACACAACGATTGTTCGCACACCAGAAGTTGAGCGTTCAATACAAAATCATCCAGCGTCACAATCAGAGGAGCGTGAAATCACGCCTGCTGAAGTAGCAGAAATCTTTGGTGGCGCAGTTGTAACAGAAGCAGTTATCACTCCAATCAAAGCAGCCACATCAGCAGCAACGATCAGCGATAAACAAAAAGGTTTGATCAGCAAACTTGCAAAAGAAAAAGTTGATGGTGATGTCACACCGATTTTAAAACAGCAGTTCAAAAAAACTTCTGTTAGTGAACTGACAACTAAAGAAGCGTCAGCATTGATCAAACTTCTGATGGAAGCAACAGTTGGCAAACTCGTCATCAATAATGATGAGGAACCCTTCTGAAGCGTGATCATTGGCGAGAGGATGCGTTGTGTTTAGGGTTGAAAGCAAAAGTTTTTTTTCCTGAATACAACGCATTTGAATCTCGTTGGGATGAAGCCAAAATGATTTGCGCTCGTTGTTCTGTACGGCAGCAATGTTTAGATTTGGTTATCGGGCTAGATGAGGATTGTGATCGTTGGGGTGTGTTCGGTGGTATGACACCAGCAGAGCGCAGGGTTCACCGTGACAAATTGAGGAGCAGGAAATGAAATCTATCGGGCAGCCACAGGCTGATTGCGATTGCGTGTTACAAAAGATTGTTAAACAAACTAGATGTGGAAAAACGGAGGATGATGATGAGTAGATATAACAATAATTGGGGAAGTCATGATCAGTTGCAAGAGTTGCGTAAAGCAAACATGGCTTTACATCGTGAGTTAGATGCAACAAAAAAATTGTTGTCAGACACTTTGCAAGATTTGGCACAAGCACAAGATGAATTGGTGCTGGCACTTGAAGCGTTAGCAAGAGTTAGAAACTCCTAGATGAAAATAGAAATAGATTCATCATTTGATGGTTCAGGCATCAATCGCAAAGGCGAATGTGAAG